CGCCTCGGAGCCGTCAGGCCGCACGATCACGGCCTCCTCCATCGGCGCGGGCTCCTCATTCAGCGGCGGATTTTCGAAGGCCGGGCCGATGCCGATCTTGAGCGCGCCGCGATCCCGGAGGCCGAGGTCGGTGGCGACCCGCCGCCAATCCGCCAAGTCCGGCGTCTCGATCTCGGCTTGGATCAGGTCAGCAAGGCTGGCGGTGTCGGCCCCCAGTCCCCGCAGGGCCGCAAGAAAACGATCCCACACGCTGCCGGGCTCAACCGGGGCAAATGGCGGCTCAGCCATCACCTTGCACGAATAGACGATCTGGTGGGCGGCGAAGCGGACGCCCTTCTCAGACCCGGCGCCACGCCGCAGCGTGACGCGCTCGAAACCATCAATGAAGGTCCGCAGCAGGTCGGACCATCCGTTGCCGGCCAGAAAGGCCCGGTCCACCTGCCGGCCCATGATGTCCAGCACCGCCTCCAGCCCGCCGTCTGTGTGCGGGATGACGACGTGCTGCTCCGTACCCTCGCCGTCGTCAAGCGGCACCGTGACGGACGCGGCACACGCCAGCTCGACGATAAGCTCCAGCGTGCGGTCGGAGTTGAGCAGGTCGCGGCCGCGTGCGTCCAGCGCCCCCTCGTCCGTGGCGACGGTGATGACCGGCGCCGCATCGGCGCTGTCCGTGAGGTCAAGCGGCGTCAGGGCGCTGTCCTTGACGCGGGTGCCCGCCAGCGTGGCGCCCCGGAGCGCCTGTATTGCGCAGATGCGCACAGCGAGGGCGGTTAGGCTCATGACAGCACCCGCGTCAATTCGATGAGCAAGTCGCCACCGTCCAAGTGGTGGACAACGTTCGCTTGGTACAGCCTGTGACCGGACACGTCGGGGAGATGCACATGGTCCCCGCTCCTCGGCAGGTAGCCGATCTTCACCGCTTCAGCGGCGACGATCTGGACCGCGGCCTCAGCGAGCACCGTCCTTGTGGTGCCGGGAAACGCGCCCTGCGACCGCTGCCCGCGAACGTCGTCGGTGTCCGGGGCGAGACTGAACACGCCCCGAACCTCGACGACCTCACGGTCAGGATCGGGACCGACCGTATACTCCCCCGACCGCATCGGCCGGATTTGGCAGGCCGTCCCGAAGAATGCGGTGACGGCCTCGCCAGCCAGCGCGTCGAGCTGGTCCCACAAAGGGTTCATGCGTCAGCCGAGACGAACGAGGCCCGTGCTGGACGGGTTGGCCGCTGCGGCCGCCGCATGGCCGATCTGGGCATTGGACCCGCTGTCATCGTCGGTTGTGCACACCTTGTCGCCGGCATCCCAATAGATGGCAGCGCCGAGCGTCCACGCCTCGGCCGCCACCTTGGGCAGCTCGTAGACGCCACCGAGCTTGATCGTGACGGCATCACCGGAGGCCGCATCGTGCGCAGCGATGCCAACGAGGCCGCCGGCAATGACCACATCGCCGGAGGCCACCGTGGCAGGGGCCGGGATGGTCAGCACCTCGCCGCTGGAGACGAAATTCTTCATCGTGGTTTCTCCAATCTGGATGAACGAAAAGCGGCCCCGCTAGGGGGCCGCCTAATGCGCTTCCGTCAGGTGGTTAGCTGCCCTGCGGGCCGGTGTTCTTGTACAGGCCGCGCCAGTCGATGACCTTGGCGCCGACGTCGAGGCGCACCTTGACCTCAACGCCATCAATGTCGAACCCGACACGGGTGTCCGTGTAGACGCCCCGCTGCCCCTCCAGATAGGCCAGCTCGACGACATCGATCAGGCCCGGCGAAGCCGCAAGATACCACGCCTTGGCGTCGCCCTGGATGTTGGAGCGCGGGATGCCGTTATCGAGGCGCGGCTCCGCAATCGGCACCAGCGCCTTCATAGTGTTCGGCACCGCGTCGTCCGGCTTCGTGGCGTAGGTCTGCCCGAGGAACTGCTCGACGGTCGTCTGGAGAGCCACCGGCACAATGATGTAGGACGGGCTGACGTTGAGCACCGTTTTGCCATCGAGGCCGGTCTGCTTCGCCATGGCCGCGCGGGCAGCGCCAACGCTGGTGGCGGAAATGGCCGCACCCGGCGAGGCGAGGTTCTTGTGGTTGGCGTGGAACAGCGTCACACCGTCGCCCATCGTGGGGTTGCCGAGGATCTGGCTCCACACGAGGTCGCTTTCGAGCTGCGCGGCCTGCACGCCGAACATGCGCGGAAGGCGGGTGAAGGCTTCGAGGTCGTCGTTGACGATCACCTGCCGGGTGATGCCGACGATCTTGCCATAGGTGAGGATGCGATAGCTCTCGCCAGCCTCACCGATGGAGCCGCGCGTGAACTCCCCGTGCTCGCCAACCTGGTCAAACGACGGCGCCTCGCCGAGCTGGGCGCGCGTGACCGGCTTGAAGTCAGAGACCGTGGTCTCGCGGACAAGCGGCCGGAAGGTCTGCGGCGCCGCCTCGTAAGCCTGCCGCAGCGTCTTGTTCGCCACATTGGCAAGCACAATCGGGAAGTCCGACGTGCTCATCAGGCCGCCGGTGCGCAGCTCAAGGGCGCGGGCGGCGAGCTCCATCTTGCTCATGCCGCGAGTGCGGACGCCACGGGCCTCAAGAGCATCGCGCGCCAGCTCGATGAGGCTCATGCCGCGAAAGTCGCGGCCGTCGTCAGTGAGCGGGTTCGCGACCGGATCAGCACGATGGAGCAGCGCGTTCTCGATGGCGGCCGCGCGGCGCTCCGGGTTCACCTCGCCGACGTGGACATTCGCGCCATAGGCACTGCGCACCTGCGGCTGCTGCGCCTCGCGCTCGGCAAGGTGGTCAATCAGCAGCTCGCGGAACTTCACCACGTCCGTGCCGGAGGCGATGTGCTCATCGGCGAAGTCGCGCACGCCGAACTTCTCGGCAATGGAGCGGATCGACGAAATGCGCTCGCGCTCGGCACGCACGGCCGCGTCCGCCGCCTCGCGCGCGGCACGCTCAGCGGCCTCACGAGCAGCGCGCTCAGCGGCCTCGGTGTCCACCGGCGCGGAACGCACATCCTTCTCGGCGGGCTCGTTGGTCTGCTTCACGGTGATGGTCTCCTCGTTGGTGATGCCGCGCTCCTCGCCAGCGGCAGCGGTCTCGTTGTGCGTCATGTTCTCGATCTCCTGCGTCGCCGCAGCGGTGCCCGTCTGCGCCACCGAGCGGGTCTCGATGACGCACATTGAATGAGGCGCGTCGTCCAGGTTGCCGCCGCTGCGGACCTGCGCACCGGGATCGGCCGGCACAGGGACTGCCGAGATTTCCATCGGCTCCCAATCGACCACGCGCCACTCCGCAACCTGCCCCTCGCCCCGCTCGATTTTCTCCACCCGGTGGATCAGGTAGCCGACCGAGATGTTGCGGACGATGCCGTCGCGGATTTTCTGGACGCGATCCGCGTCCTTAGGGGCCGTGCTCAGGCGAACCTTTGCGTAGCCCTTTCCACCCCTGATTTCCGCGGAGCCCGGCACGACGGCGCCGATGACGCTATCCAGCGACCAGCTATCGTGCGTGTCGAGCAGCGGCGCCCCGGCGTTGAGCCGGTCGAGCCGCACCGCACCATTATCGACGACCAGCACCTCGTCGTAATAGGTGCCGTCGCGCCACGAGCGCCGGCGCACCGGCGCGCCCGTGGTCCAAATGACCTCGACCGTGTTCTCGGTCTCGTCATAGGAGCCTGCCCGAACCTCCGCAGCGCGCGCGAAGGCGGGCATTTTGATCGCCTCACCCATCCTCTTGTCCCTCTTGATCCAGGGGCTTGGACTGGAACTGCCCTGCCTGCGTGATCCGCCGCGGGTCGCTGTCCAGGACGATGCCGAGCGCGTCCAGTTTCTGGTTGAACTCGGCGATCTCCCGGAGCACGTCGTCCGGGTTCCACCCGCGCTCCGAAATGGCCTCCTGCGGGCTCTTGAAGCCAGCACGCACCTCCGCGATGGTCGCGGCCACGTCGCGAGCGGGGTCGGCCGAGTAGAAACGCGGCGGCGTCCACTCCACGGGAATGTCCGTGGTGTCGATGTGGCCCGCCAGATAGGCCGCCTCGATGAACCACCGCCACACGGGCTCGCAGATCATCGGGATGACCATCTGCCACTGCACCGCCGAGATGAGCCGGCGGAAGCCCTCCAGCCCGATCTTCGAGGACGAGTAGTTGACCTGCGATAGGTCGCCGCTGAGGATCGCATACGGCACCCGAAAGCCTGCGGCGATGGTGTGAAGCATCGACCGCTTGTAGGTGTCGTAATTGCTCGTAATGGCAGGCTGGCTGAACTTGATGTCCTTGCCGCCGTGCGCCACGACGAACATGCCGGGCTCGAATTTCTCGACCGCGAAGCCGTCCT